AAAACAGAAGCATTTAGAATGATTGCAAAAATGTTTAACTGCAAAATGTGGGAGAATGATTGTAATGAAAAAGATTTTGAAATATTTAAAGCTAAGAAACTGCCAAAGCCAAAAGAAGTAACTGGCTATAAAGCCACGACACAAACAGATAAAAACATCGCTTGGTTTTTACCAAGACCAAAAAAGGATAGGTATAAAGGCGGCAAACCCTTGTATTGCGAAGAATGGTTAATTGATTTGGCAAAAGAAATTTTAGGCAAAACACCAAAATTGCTAAACCTTTTTTGCGGAATGAATAAATATGGTTTTAGAATTGATGTAAATGAAAAAGTAAACCCTGATTTATTGTGCGATGCTCATTCATTTGCTGTTAAATTAGATGGCAAAACTTTTGATTTAATAATAGCAGATCCACCATATTCAACAGAAGAAGCAAGGGATATTTATGGAACACCACCATTGAAATATAAAAAATGGACTGCTGAATGTGATAAGGTTTTAGAAGAAGGTGGATTGCTTATGGTTTATCATAAATATGTTATGCCTAACCCAAACCCTGAAAAGTATGTGGTTGTAAAGCGTGTATTTATTGGCAATAGAACGATGCACTTGCCAAGAGTATGTATAGTATTTCAAAAGAAGAATGTTTATTAACCTTTTAAAAATTTGAAAAATTTTATGGGAGCGTTGACAAAAAAAGTTTAAAAAAATTATTGCACATAACTAATCGCTTTACGCAACTTAAAATGTAAAACAATGATTCATAAAGGATTTAACTATTTAGGAAAGACGTATATTTTAAAAGAAGACGTAATAAATTTGGCGCAAGCTGATTTATTTCGGCTTCCTTTTGAATCGCATTTAAGATTTTACGGAGTTAAAAAATGCAAACATTGGAAAGACGGATTTATATTAGGAAATGGAATAAGAAAATCTAAAGGTCAAATCTCATCAATGCTTACTGATATTGAAACAGATTTTAAATTCATTGAAGAAAAAGATTGTCCGTTTTAAAAAAAAAGCCGTCTGAATTAACAAACGGCTTAATTAACCTAAATAAAAAACGAATATGAAAGTGTAAATATACGATTATTCCTTATCAATCTTCTTATTCCACACATTTAAACCGATTGCAGTTGCTGAATATCCTATAAATATCAAAACGATGTCATAGTGAAACCCATAAGTAGCCAAACCAACGGCAACCCAAAACGCTGTAAACGATGCTACTCTTTTCTGCTCAAACTTCCCTTTTGGAGCGAGTGTGTCGTATGTTGATTTTCGTATCAGGGAGTATAGCTTCATGTCGTTTTGGTATTTTATAACTATTATTTGCACTTCGTTGGATCATTACTCTATCTTCATAACAATCGTACAACTTAGCTTCAATCTTTTCAATTTTGTTTTCGGCTTTCTGAATTGAGAAATAAAGGTAAACAATCGCACCGATAAAAAACAAATTCTTTGCACCGTATTTTTGTAATAGTTCTAATCCGTTCTGTATCATTTTAAGTAAAATTCTTGAGTTTCAAAATTATAAAATATTTCGATGTCGACCTCAATTATACAAACTTTATTGATAGCCGTTTGCCCTTCTAAAACTTCACTATCATTTTTAGCGAATAAGACCAATCCCGAAATTGAATCAACTATTGTGTACATATCTTAAAAATTAGAAATTTCAACAGTTTCAATTCTTGCCGTATCTAAGTTACTTGCACATTGAACTGCGAAAATCAAATATAAAGGTGTTCCTGTTGGAATAGCTACGTTTAAAGGTGCAAGTCCCGATAAAGTATCGTCACTTACACTACTTACTGCAGGTCCTATTGTATTCTTAATATTTCCGCTAACAATATTACAATCTCTTTTAATTGGTGCAAAGTTGTTACCATTTAATCCAGAGCCTAAAGTAGCAATTAGAATAGCCGTTCCAGTAATGTTATTGTCAACTTCACTAAGGTAAACTCTCGTTGTGAATGTACCGTTTGAATTTGTTTTAGTTGCAACTGCTCTAAATTCTAATTTTGTAGGCACACTTTGCAAAGCTATTGATTTACTTATTGTGTTACTTGTTCCACTCGATGCGGTTCCTGTTGTTACATCGTTAATTTTCCACCAACCTAATTTTGAAAGTATTGAGGCTTGCGTTTCGTCTCCAGTATTGGTATTTGTACTCGAACCGCTACCACTTGGCGCTCCAACGTTTGAAGCTGTTAACGTTCTGTTTGCGCTTAAATCTAATCCGTTTATAGTTCGTGTAGTTGGTACAAAATTAGAATCAGGTAGAGAAACGATAGTTATCCATGCACCCGAATGAAAACGTCTTACAATTCTTGTGCCTACAAGTGAATAAGCAATTGAATTAATGGTGGCTGTTGCATTAAGTACATCAACTGTAAATCCTCGACCCTCAACGGGTGATGGGTCGGTGTAAGTTGCGTTTGCTACATTGATATACCACGCATCGTTAACTGCTGTTTGGTTTGTTGAAACTACTATTGCTTTTGATTGAAAATCACCCCCTGCTAAATTTGCTATATCCTGAACTGTTGTTTTTTTAGTAGTTGCACTTTGAACAATTGGTAATTCTTCAGTTCCACTTAACGCACCACCACTTGTTAACTCACTTATTTTTATACTCATTTTGTTCTATTTTCTTTAAAAATAATTCTAATTTCTTAACGTTCTTTTCTTTTGGCTTATACCTTTTATAAGTGCCAGCCTTTACATTCGTTTCCTGTGATTGTTTCATTTTCGTTATTTAAAAACCAACCTCCTATATTTGTTTGTCTACTTGGGTTTACGTCTTGATTATAATTATATTTATATTCAGGAAATAAAGTTAAATTCAATCCTAAATAATCAATCATTAAAGTAACGTAATTATCAGCTATAGATTTTTCTTTTTGAATTAAAAACTCGATTTCAGATTTGCTAACTACTTCGCTATTTTCTGCACTATGCTTGTAAACTCCTTTGTTGCTAATCGTAATTGCGCTAAATGGTAAATATTGCACCATTGCATAATGAATTAAAATCGGCTTACAATATTCCATTACTAAATGTTCGTATTGATCCGTTAAATCGCCATCTTCAATTTTTGTTTGTAATGCTTTCAATAAGTCAGAACCTAAATAATTCATTAAATTTATGTCCTGAGCTATTGCAATATACTGAATAAATTTATCGGTGTCAACATTTCCATTCATTGTAGTAAACTTTACAACATCGTCACGTGATATTAATAATACTTTTGCCATTGTTAATTGTTTTTAGGTAAAAATCCACGTGTAGGAGTGTCAATCATTCGTGTACTTACCAAAGGGTTATTTTTCACTACATAACCTAACTTTTCAGCTTTACGAACTGCTATTTGTTTTGTAGTTTTTTTATCAAGTATGTTCAATGCTGTGCCCTCAAAAGTTGCGTAAACTTGCTTATTCCATCTGTGATGACAATTTGCACCGCCTTTATAAAGCCAAATGTCGTATGTGTTTGTTCCACGCGGACCAAATCCAGGATTAACCGCTTGTGAACTCATTAACTCAATGTCTTCTTTGCGATAAACCCTTGAATTTTTAGCAAGCACTTGCATACTTTCGCAAAATGGTCTAACTTTTTTACTCTTTCCCCCATCTTGACCTGCATAAACGTAGCGTGTAATAAATTTAATTCCATTAATTACTTCGTCTTGTTTACTTCTTATGTTTGGTCGTGGGTCGCCCGTTGAAATTAAATTAACGATTTTATCTAATATGCTTAATTCAACTTTCGGTTCTTTACTCAATAACTCATTTTCACTTTCGTCTGTTTCGTAATCAACTTCAAATTCATCAATTAGCAACCAATTAGGATTAACCTCCTCTCCAAACTGACTTAAATCTATTTGTTCACTTAATTCCGTTCCCGTTTTTTCTGCTATTTGTTCTATTGTTTGTACATTTTCTAAGTCCACAAACTCCAAAGGTTGTAAAGTCTTAAAGTATAGTTTTAAACTAATTCCGTTAAACGCTAACAACGTGTCAAACGCTTCCGTTAATACACTTTGAATTGGTCGAATAACCATATTATCAAATAAGATAGTAGCGTTCTTTAATTCGTCTGCATTTGAGCTAAAACCACTTGACTTTGCAACTCCGAAAATTAAACCGCTTACAACTTTGTGAGATAGTAATATTTTGTCAGTACATTCATTTGAAAGATAGGTATATTGATCCGCTGCGTCATCTAATGGAATATCCATTACCTCTGTTTTCAATTCTTTGTCTCCACTAAATGAAACAATTACTTTTTGCCCCGTTGCACCCGTTAGTTTTTCTTGAATTTGAAGGCTTCGTGTTCGTTGTTGTTCTTCAGTATAATCTCCGATAATGTTAACAACCTTAGTACCACTAAATGAATTTCGTACATTGTTTGTTAAGTACAATGAAATTTCCTCCTCCAAATTTGCATAAGGTAAACCACCTTGATACATTGGATAGGCAAAATATTTCATTCCAACTGAATAAGGTTTTATAAAAAATATCTCTATTTTATCTTTAGATTTTCCAAAAGCTGGAATTGGCATCGGTGGAAATTCTCTTAAATTTTCCCAATTATCAGAATAAAAATAGTTATTAATTTGTCCTTCTTTGTCGCATTTCTCAGGTGCTAAAAGTTGTACTGGAATATGTAACGCTTTCAATATACGTTCGTGATTTGCATCGTAGTGAACTTGTATTGCACATTGACCCAACATATAGAAATCTGAAACAATTTGTCTAACGTCTTGCTTTGATAGCATCGAAATCATTTGAGCGTACTCATTTGGCTTTTTGGACGCATCTAAGGTGCTTAATCCACGTCCATAAATCAAATGTGTAATTGCATTGATAACAGCGTTGTTAGTGGTCGAATTTTTATAGCGTTCGATTAAGAATTGATAATAGCTATTGTTTTTTCCAAAAGTCACGTAATCTTTTTGTCTATCCTCAACAACTCTCGGTGCTTCGTATTCAGCTAAATTTAGTATAAATTCACTCATATTGTGATAAATGTATTAGGTGTAAATCTTTGCGTAAATGGTTGTGTATTTCCATCGGTGCAAAATAGCTTGTCGTAACAAATCAAATTCCCCTCACTTAATGCTTCAATTTTATAAAATGTCTGGTCTATTAAATTCAAGTTTAATTCAATTTCAAAATAATATCCACGATTTACAATGTCAAATTCTGTATAATCTTCGCTTGTATTTTCAGTTTCATTTGTCAATCGTATGGTGTCAATTCCATTCGTTAACATAAGTCTTAAAATCTGTGGTTGCGTTGTTGTTACTACTTGCATATTTATATAATTAAAAAACTAATTTTTGTTGCAAAAAAAAAGGGTCTACCTAAGTAAACCCCTCTTTTATGGAGAGATAGAAACTAAGCCTCTACAATTGTAGCACCATCAAAAACGGTTGCTGCTAAATCTGCTTCATCAGTACAAACAAGAAAATTAGCGGGTATTCTTTCGTTCGCTGTTAACGTAAAGTTATAACCATTGAAATCACCCATTTGCGTACCGTTTACAATTGACCCTGCCGTCATTTTTGCACCGTATTCAAGTCCCATCATAAAGAATTGATTGTTTCGGTTTTTAACAACTACACTCGGACGTCCGTACGCCATCAACTTAAAGTTTTTGTGCATTGTAGGGTCTTGTTTTTTTAATTGTGCCGTTAATACTTCTGCGACAAAATTAGTCCCATTGTCAGCGCTTGGTGTTTGCGTTTGGTCGAACAAATTAACTCCGTTCAATTCATACTTAAATAATTGAGTTACTCCCGTAATTGAATCTATTGAATCAGTATTTGTAGCGTTGTAAGTTACATCTGTTGGGTAAACATACGTGCCACGATTAACGAAATAGATAGC